TGCAATATTGTTCAACAATAGCTTGTGTAGTTAATTGTGTCACTGCGCTACCTTTTATATTCTTTATCTACTAATGCACAAAATTGTGCATTTTGGCCCTATTAATGGCTCTTACCGTTGATAGCAGAAGTCAAGGCACGAGCCCAGTCTTGCCAGTTGTCAAAGGTCTGCGGGTCAGCAACTGGGTAGACAGAAAAAGTTTGCAAAGACATAATTTGAGCAGCAGCACTTTGCCAATTTTCTTCGGACTCAACAGGCAATGTCTCTTGGCCATAGTAAATGACAAAGTTGCCATTCCAATCTTCCCAACTCATGTAGTCAGGAAGAAAGGGGAAAACTGGTTGTGTCTTAGGGGCGCTCATCGCCATACTCACAAGTTATAATATTACGACCCATCTCAAAGTTTCCATCAAGTTCATTAGATTCAAATTTTAACCTAATCAAACGATATTCTACACGAAGATCGATCTTACCAGTGTTTTGATCAAAATAATATGGGCCAGATTCTTCCATGTCAGTACCACCGGCAAACTTGCGGCCAAGAATGGTCATTGTCATAGTGCCGGTTTGCAAGAAGTTTGGCTCAAACCGACGCAAGTGCATACGACGATTGGCCCCTTGCAAAGCCTGACCGCTTGGTGTTCCAGTAAGCCAGCCAATGTCGCTGGTTGTAATGCTGGAGTATACAGCCTGCTCACCGGTAAACGACACGGCATTTTGACCAAACTCATGTTGCCAAATACGGTAGCCACCAGTTGCCAAATACACAGGAGAACCCGTGGCAACCGTAACTGGAAAATCTTGGGACACCGTTACCAACGTGACGCCAGGTGCGCCGATTGTTGTATTGTATACGTTTTTACTGGCAGTAATCAAATAGGTTGGGTCAATGTTTGTTTTACCCAAAGAAATGTAGCTGCCAGGACTAAACTCAGGCGTCAAGTCACCAGCAACATAAAATTGATTTGTTCCCGCAGCTGGTTGCCCTGTTGGTGTAGCAATCGTGTATTTAGGCGAACTAAATACGGGAGCATAATTCCAATCCGCCCAAATTGGGGTCGGAAACACTTCTGTTGTATAACCACAAGAGCGTTGTGAACCAACTGCCATACCGGCGTCGTACCATAACTTATCTTTGACATTATAAATAATTGCGTCGTTGCATTCTGTTACATTACCACGGGGGTAAAAGAACCAGATCTCATTGAAGCGAGGAACTTTGGTAGCCCAAACTTTTTGACGTTGTTGATAGTTGATATTGTCAAAAAGATAGTTGACGTTTTTATCGTTTGGTAAAACTTGCACATTACCATTGTACAAGTAAAATCGGTCAACGCCCATCCAGAAATAAACACCGTCCATTTCAGCCACGGCGTTAGACGACATGATAGAAATTTGGCTACTGATAATATCGTAAGACCAATAGTTGGGTGCTGCTGCAGCATTGAACGATACACGAATCAAACTATCGGTGGCCCAAAACAAACCAGAGGGCGAATTGGTACCGCCCCTCATGGGCATACCTTTAACTATTTTGGAGCTTGCAACGTTGGTTTGGTTGGCAAGGGGGCCGTTCCAATCGTAGAAGTTCTGAAGGTCGTAAGTAGTACTGACATTATTATTAGCAATAAAACCATTCGACCCATAAACAAAAATAAAAGGGTAAAGAACACAAACACCACCATCAACCGAAATTGGTTGGAACGTAGGGTTGGGACCAGCGCTATCAGATAAGCCGCTAAAAGACCAACTATCCCCCGCACTGGGAACAACATTGCCCACTAAAACTTGGGACTTTACAGCATTGTCAATGCTATTTAGGTTAAGCCCCGGGTGGGCCAGTAATTGAAGATTGCCGCCAAGCGGACTAAAAATCGCATCAAACTGCCAATCGTTTCTGGTATCAGAAGAAAATACAGTGCCTTTTTTCCATACCTCTGTTACTGTAACACCAGAACCCAAAGCTGGCGTAAAAGTTATTACGGTGCTTGGTGATGTATACGTCGGGGTTCCAGAAACAGTGTATACTGTGGGCGTTCCAGACTGACTAAAAATAATTTGAGTGCCGTTTGGAAACGCACTTACAGCATTGCCCGTAACAGTAATCGTTGTGGTAGTATTAGTTGTAATTGTTGCCGAAACTGTGCCGTTCAACATTGTGCCAGTAAAAGGACCAGCGCCGGACCCATAAGAAGAGCCCGTACCAAAAACATCTAAGCCATTTGCGTTACCAGCAAAAACATAGTTAACGCCGTTATAAGGCTGGGCAAACATGCCACGATACACGCCAGTAAAACTACTAAAGGTTTCCCGATAGCCGCCCATTTTTTTGGCAACGCCACGTTGGAACCTGCACCAAACACCGTCAGTGAACTCTTCCGTTTCAAAAACAGTGCCGTCCCGCTTTATACCTGGCTGAATAGCCAAAGTATAAACGGAATTAAATTGTTCTTGGTTATTTAAATCTGGCATTAGAATGAACCGCCAGTGATCAATTGAGCATTCAACTGGGCCGCTACCGTAACCAAAGGTTGTGCGGTATTAGAATTATCTATACGAATAATTTCAGTTGAATTTGCAGAAAGGCCTAAAATACTTGTACCGTCCAAATACATACCAGAGTGTGTGTCCGCATTAAAAGAATACGCAGGCAACGCTGCAGTACCATTTGAAGCTCTGTAGTTACTGGAACTGCTGGCGTTCAAAATGTACAAATTAGTACCATTGCTCAACACGGTCACAATACTGCCAGTAGTCAACGTAATGGTTGCGCCACTGCTTCCTGCTAATTGGAATATGATATTGTACCCAGACTGTCCTGTGTTGTTAGACAGAATGTAGAATTGAGTAATAGCTGGCAACGTAACAGTCAGGCTTGTTGTCCGAGTGCCAGACTGAGCCACATACGTTTGAATGATGGGAGCCGATGCTTGAAGACTAAAAGAGTTGCCCGAAATCGAGTCAACGTCATAAGTGCCTGAAGTAAAAGTTACATTGGCGGTAGACGCTAAACCCACTGTAATAAAAGACAGTGTACTTACATCATAAAAGATAAAACCAGAATCGCCGGGGTTGGCAACCACAGCACTTACACCATTGATAGTGGCGGGTGACTGAGCTGTAAGACTTAAAGCGCCGGTTCCAGAATTACGGAAACCAATGTACCAGCCCGTTGTGATGCTGGTTGGCAAAGGCAAGGTAAATGTGCCTGCACCGCCGCCCCACACAAAAGTTGCTGCACGACTGGCATCATTGATTGTTGGTGATGAAGTAACATCAACAATGTTTTGAGTTGTTGCAAGCTGGCCAGCCAAGGTAGTAAGACCAGCACCTTGCAAGGCCGCTGCGCTGGCCGATGATGTACCGGCACCAAATGTTACGTTATTCCAAATGCCACCAACCGTAGAATTGTTGGTCAAGTAGAAGTAAAGGCTAATACCAGGCGCAATAGAAACCGATTGGCCCGAAGCTGCATTGGTAACAAAGAAAGCGTAAGAACCGACGTTGCAGATTAAAATGTCTGCGCCCAACGTGCCTTGAGTGGCATCAGGCAACAAAATTGTTTTGTTGGTTGCTGTTGCAGTTGCGTTGATAATTCGGCTGGCTGGTGCTTCTACAGCATTAACAACAGCGGGCCAATACAGTTGGGTATCGCCAGAAAATGATAGTGTAGAAAAGGAAACGTCTGTCGGGGTAACAACCGTTCCAGTAAAAGGGGAAACATAGGTTGGGGTTGTCATAGATTAGGGTTCCTGTACAGAAGTGTTCCGGTCCACACGACGAGTATTGTCTTCTTTCTTCAGTGCGGCAAGTGCATCGGTATAATACTGTTTCCACACTGGTAATTTATCCAGTGCTTTCAAAAAGCCTTGAGCTTGCAATAATGTGCCATATAACATGGCTTGGGGTGCTACGGCAGTAAACAAGTTTTGTTGATTTTCCGAATCCAAGGGTTGTATCTCGCTGTAGTAAATAATTTCTACAGGATACGAAGTGTCCGGAATAGGGGCAAAGTTCCAGTTTGAGTAATCATACTCAGCATAGAACTGGGGCTTACCATTTGAAGATTCGGCTTGGTACATCGCCACATAGTCTTGGCTACGCAGCGTAATGGGCTCGCCATTCACCTTCATGCTGACCGTCTTACGCCACCGAGCTGGCTTATTGAGAATGGCTTGATTGGTGGCGAGGGCGGTTTCTACAACAGTCAGTTGCAGATAAGTCTTCAGTTCGGCAGCAATCGACGATTCTGCCAGCGCAATCAAGTTAGGGATTGCTGCAACAAAATCAGCATCGTCCCGTTCGCTGTAATCGATAATGTTTGCTACAAGCGAATCAAAAGTCATCACAACGCTCATTTAAGCCCACCTACATTCTGTAATATAATCATATTTTTTTCCGGGTTTCCCTTTGCCGTAGCACCAGTATTTAATTGTTGCTTCCGGAATATTTAAGATAATTGAAGCTTCTTTTGCGCTTTTATATTTTGTATTGTTTACTTGGACAGCTTTTATTTGCCTTTTTGCAATACGAGTGGCTTCTCTTGTTATTTGCCGTTTTTTAATGTGTTCTTCAGTATGCGGTTTAGAAACTCCCGCAATAAATTTAGCTTTTTGTTCTTCGGACCAATATCCTACTTTACCCTCGTTCCAAGGTTTGCGGCCAAACATCCAAGGAGTATCCTTGGATTTGCCTTTTAGAGGACTTACATAGTCATCTCCGCGAGGTTGCGTAACCGGGGGTTTTGCTCCCCCTTCTGCAATATTCCAACCAATTTGTCTTATAGGCCGTAATTTATTTTCTACAGCGTAGCAATAATTCGAATAACTAATTAATAAAATTTGCTTTATTAAATTTTTCCAGCCGTATTTTTCTATTGCTGCTTTTAGATGCGGATTGTCTGAGTACTTACTATGTCTTTTAAAACGGTTTTCAGTATTACTAGACACCCCAATATACCCCTCACTAAACATGTCTGTGTGGTCTTTATGGCGTATCCAGTAAACAGAAGCGGTATCCATATGTTTAACAATATTATCAGGATGTATAATATTTTATCACGGGTTGGAAATAGATTGGGCTCTTATCGCGCTCTTCGTCTTCAGCTTGTTGCAACCATTTCATATACTGGCCTTCCAAATATGTGATTCGGGCCAGATCCACATTGGGCAATTGCAAAGACATTTCATGGCTCAACCATGCTTGAACAGCAGGGATCCAACGATTGGGAAGTTCCAATTGGTTGGTCATCGAACCCACATCCATGATCTGGCTTTCAATCACCAACTGCAACATTTGGAAGTCGTTATTGGGGATTGGCCACAACCACATTTGAGGTGTAATCTGGCGATCAAACCAGTACTGCAACGAACGAGCGCTGGGAAAATCTTTGTTTGGCAAGTTCCAGTAATCGTCACGGTTCAGTCGTGCCAAGGGAATGACTTGCTGAACGTAAGATAACGTGATTTGACGCAAAGAAAACGTTGGGGCTACTGTCTCCCTCAAGCGGTAATTTAAATGCGCCTGAGTGGTGTTAATGGGGTAATAGGCCCATGTTCCGTCTGCCAGTGTGGTAGAGGGGAAAGTTTCAAGCGTGGTCCATGTAATACCGTCTGCGCTGGCTTCCAACACAAAGTTGTAAGTGGCCGAGCCGCCTGGTGCATAGGCATTGAACCCAACGTTTACAATGCTCTGTGCAGTTTGGTACTGTGCGCCAAACCAGTTTTCGCCAACAGTCGATGTGGCATGGTTATTCAAATTTTGAGTAAACAGTGCCGGTGAGTTGGGATTGTCAACCGGCAATGCCTCACTGATTTGAGGATAGATATTGTAAGACCAGTTGGCCTCACGAACATCAATCGTGCTGGCATCCAACTCTACAATCTTTTGGTCTTGGATCAAACCAATCAATTGGTTCTTTAACATCCAAAGATTAACACCACGGTTGGACAAATTCATCAGAATATAGTACAGAGCCTGTTTGGCTGCGTTGATATATTCAGGTGTTTGTTCTTCCGCAGTTTTACCTGCAGCACGGAAGGCATACTCAATGAGTTGCCCTACCGTGATTTTGGTTTGGTTTGTAGTGTTGGAATAAGCCACGAATTACCGTCCTCGACCAGATGTTCGAGTAGGCTTGTTGGTTACTCGGCTTGGCAAGTTGGCCTTTTTAGGACCAGCCTTGACAAACTCCTTGCCTACTTTTTTAGGAATGCCAATGTTGCTTTTGCCTTCAGCAGCGGCATACATAGCACCTTGTTGGGCTTTGCTAACGTAAGGCATCTTATTGGCCTTGTTGCATAGCACGTTGGCGCAACAGATTGTTCAACAACTGTTGTTGGCTTGCACCGCCAGTGCCAGTAGGATCATTCACAGCTTGGGGAGTCGCCATTTGAGGTTGCTGTTGGGGCATTTGGGGCGCTTGCTGTTGGGGCATTTGGGGCGCTTGCTGTGGTTGAGCTTGTGGC